CATCTTCAAGGGCATGCAGGACTATACGGCGGAATCGGTCAAGTCGCTGGAGAAGTTCAAGCGCGCCTGGTGGGAAGAAGCACAAACCGGCTCATCACATTCTCTGGGCCTATTGAGGCCAACGATCCGCGAAGAGGGGTCGCAGATATGGGCCTCATGGAACCCCCGCCGCAAGGTCGATCCTATCGACATGCTTTTGCGGGGTAAGGAGTTGCCCACGGGCGCAATCGTCGTTCGCGCCAATTGGTCCGACAATCCTTGGTTCCCGAGCGTTCTGGAGCAGGAGCGCTTGGATTGCCTCCGCGCTCAGCCCGAACAATACGATCACATCTGGGAAGGCGGTTATGCCACCGTCCTCTCCGGTGCCTATTACGCTAGGTCACTAGCAGAGGCGAGGTCGCAAGGCAGGATTGGTCGGGTGGGCGCCGATCCGCTCATGACCATCCGGGCCATATTCGACATTGGCGGCACGGGCGCTAAAGCCGACGCGGTAGCGATCTGGGTTGTCCAGTTTATCGGCCGGGAAATCCGAGTCCTCAACTACTATGAGGCGGTAGGCCAGCCGCTCGCGACGCATATCAATTGGCTGCGCAAAAATGGATACGGCTCAGCCCTTTGTGTTCTCCCCCACGATGGCACGACACAGGACAAGGTTTTCGACGTTTCCTACGAAAGCGCGCTTCGCGACGCTGGCTTTGAGGTTGAAATAGTTCCGAACCAGGGCAAGGGCGCTGCCGCAATGCGCATCGAGGCGGCAAGACGGCTTTTCCCCATCATCTGGTTCAACGAAGACACGACGGAAGCCGGCCGTGATGCTCTCGGCTGGTATCACGAAAAGCAAGATGAAGCTCGGAACATCGGCCTCGGTCCCGAGCATGACTGGTCATCTCATGGCGCGGACGCATTCGGCTTGATGTGCGTCGTCTACGAAGCGCCGAAGAAGCAGCAGCAATATGCGGCGCCTAACAATTCCTGGGTGGTTTGATGAATGTTCCCGGCCCGCGTGAGCGTGACTTTGCAGCGCTATCGGTGATTATCGACAGGCAAAAGCGCGAAAGGGTACTCATGGTCCTGGAGGCCGCGCTCGCTGACATCGATACGGCTGAGGGCGGGCTGCGACAAAGCCACCTGTTCTCCAACGAATTGCAGCGCCTTCTCGGCTACCCGTTTGGGCCGAAAGCACTCGATAAATCATCGCGCGCTTGGGAGGCGTCAAAATCCGCATATGTCGCGCTTAAAGTCATCATCGAGGAATTGAAATCTGATGGCTAAAGGCGAGCGCATGGATGAGGAGGAGATCAAAGCCCTCCTTGCTATGGAAATCCAAAGCTCGGTCTCGTTCACCGAATCCGAACTGTCGGGCCAGCGCGCGCGTGCATTGGAATATTATCGCGGCGTGATGACCGACACGCCGGCAGCGAACAACCGCTCATCTGTCGTCTCCCGCGATGTGGCCGATACGATCGGCTGGATGCTTCCTGGCATCATTCGCGTGTTCTCTGCCTCTGACAGGATGGCGGAATACGAGCCGTATGGCCCCAATGATGAGGAGTTCGCCAAGCAGGCGACCGACTATTGCAATTACGTCTTCTGGAAGGACAACAACGGCTATCGCGTTCTTTGGGATGCCACGCATGACAGCCTGCTTCTCGGCAATGGAATTGTAAAGCACTGGTGGGACGACAAGGAGGAATGCGAATATTCCGAACTGTCTGGGCTCACGGCTGAGCAGATCGCCATCCTCCAGGCCGCCCAAGGCGTTGAGGTAACAGCTCAGAAGGCCGGCGAGCCCCAGGTGGTGATGATGCAAGATCCTGCCACTGGGCAGATGGTCGAGCAGCAAATCCCCGTGTTCGACGTGAAGATGAAGCGCGTCACGCGGTCGGGGCGCCTCAGGATCGAGTGTATCGCAGGCGAGGATTTCCTCAAGGATCGCGATTCGATCGACATCGAGGACGCGCGCTTCACGGCTCACAGGGATGAAGTTACCCGTTCCGATCTCATCGAGATGGGCTTTGACCAGGAAGTTGTCGATGAACTCCCAGCCTACCGTCATTCCGGGCTTCAGGAAGAGCGCCAGGCGCGCGATCCGAACTTCGATGTAACATCGGACACCCAGGATAAGGCAATGCAGCTCATCGAGCTGTATGAGTGCTACCTGAAGGTTGATGTTGACGGTGACGGGATAGCCGAGACCATCCGGGCTTTCTATGCTGGTTCTGGTGGATCGGGGCAGTTGCTCGATTGGGAAGTCTGGGACGATGATGTCCCGTTCTCGGATATTCCCTGTGAGCCGGTTCCCCATCGTTGGGATGCGCGTTCCGTTGCCGACGAGACGATGGACACACAGCGCGTCAAGACGGTGTTAACACGACAGTTCCTCGATAACCTCTATTGGGTGAACAATCCGCTGACATGGGCAGAGGACGGCAGCGTTCTCAATCCTGAAATGATGAAGGCGCCCGTGTTTGGTGGCACGATTTGGTTGAAGAAGGGCACGCAAGCCCCGCCGACACCGCTGGCCATCCCGTTCATCGGCGACAAGGCCCTGATGGGCCTGGAGCATTTCGACCAGGTGACGGAGAAGCGCACTGGCGTCTCCCGTTCGACCATGGCTCTCGACCCCGAGACGCTTCAGAACCAGTCGGCAACCGCCAATCAGAACCAGAAGGATGCATCTTACTCCCAGGTGGAATTGATCGCGCGCAACATGGCCGAATTGGGCTGGAAGCGCGTGTTCAAGATGGTCCTTCGGCTTTTGGTAAAGCACCAGGACCGCCCGAGAACCATTCGCATCCGGGACAAGTGGGTCGATATGGACCCGCGCTTCTGGAACACCAACATGGATGTCACGATCAACGTTGGGCTTGGAACAGGCTCGCGTGACCGTGACATGGCGATGTTGAACAACATCCTCACTACCCAAACGATGTTGACAGGCCAACTTGCTCAGACCGGCTTCGCCAACGATGCCCTGGACATGCTCCCCAAGATCATCAAGACCGCGACGAAACTGGCCGAGTCCTCAGGCATCCGAAACCCGGACGAGTTCTACATCCAGATCGATGAGAGCAAGCTTGCTCAGATGAAAGAGCAGGCCGCTCAGCCTAAGGTTGACCCGGCTCTGCAACTCGAACAGGCCAAGGTCCAGGCTCAAATGCAGCTTGAGCAGGCCAAGATGCAGATGTCCTCCCAGCTTGAGCAGGAAAAGGCACAGGCCGCCGTCCAAAAAGAGCAGGCACAGATGCAGGCCGATCTTCAGGTGAAGATGGCCGAGATGCAGAAGAACGCCGAGACCGACGCGCAAAAGCAGCAGCTTGAATACGCAAAGCTCTCCGAGGAATCGCGGCAGAAGCAGCTTGATCGCGAGCATCAGATGCAGATCGAGATGATGAAGCTCGATGCGCAGCGGCAGATGCACCGCGAGACAGCGATGCTCACGGCTCACACGAACGAGCAGAACAACCAGGTAAAGCGCGACACGGCGAAACAGAAGGCGCCGGCTAAATAATGCTGTACCGCTCGCCCATTCACTCTCCTGTCAGAAGCCCGATCTACAGCCCATTGACGGGGACCTTTGGTCTGACGGGAACGATTGCCGATTTCCCCTACGACATCAACTTCGTTGCCGGCACCGCGAAAGGCGGCATCCAGCCCTACGGCAACAACAACAACGATGGCCGGTTCTTCCGCGACAGTGGCGTTTCGCAGGCTGCGTTTATCCCGGATGCTACACTAAACGCAGTCGTGTCAACGGCTTCGGCCGGTATGCGGCGATCCTCGAAAGGCACACCCGGCTTCCCCAATATCGGCACGCTGGGCCTCTGGAACCGCGATCTTACGAACGCAGTATGGGTCTCGGGTGGCGGTGGCGTAACGACGGCCAAGACGCAGACGGGCGTTGATGGCACAGCCAACGCCGCGACCTTGCTTACGGCCTCAGCCGCGAACGGCACGCTGCTCCAGACAACTACCGCTACCGTAAACACGCGCGTTTTTGAGGCGTGGGTTAAGCGTATCACTGGCACGGGGCCGCTCGACGCGACACTCGACGGCGGGACGACCTGGCAATCGATTACCAGTCAGGTTCCGAACGATGGTTTGTATCATCTGGTGGTAATCTCCCAGGCGGCCGTCACGAACCCGGTATATGGCTTCCGAATTCAAACCTCCGGCGATCAGATTGCGGTCGATCTTGTAAACTGCCATGGCACGGTCAATGGCGCTAGCATCACGGGTCACCACTACGTTACGATCACATCTTCGAACCCGGGATCAATTTTCCACGAGACGCCATGGGCGCTCAACACCGATGCTGGCCCGCTGTCCTCAATCATCAAGGGGGCTTACGCGGTCTATTGGCAGGGGTATAACTACGTTCCTAATGCCGGCGGCCTCTGGGTCTCAGATGGCGTCACAAGCGGCCAGTTAATCGCCGGCAACAACGTCACTCTCGCTGCCAACGTCAACCTCAACACGACTGGTGGCGAGTGGCGGACGGGCGAGAACACCAACAAGGTTGTCGCTTGGCTGGATGCGTCTGGGAACATGGCGCTCTGCGTCAACGGCGGCA